ATCAGTGTCTCCTGGTTTCGCTTCTGGATTATAGGTTAAGATGGACATTATAGAATCTTTTTATTTATTTAGTAAGAATTTTCCGTATTGTAATGCAAGCAACTCATCTAGTTCTTGAAATTCAACTAAATGAAGTTTTCCTGCAACTTCTGCCCATGTATAATTTCTATATTGTTGCCAATGAAAGTTTAATCCTCTAAATCCCCATTTAAACAAATCCACACAGGCAATCAGTGGATGTTGGTCGTATGTAATGTTTGGTGTTTTGGGATTGTATATAAAGGTATAGAATTTTCCTACTTCTGGTAGAATTTCCTCAATGGTGAAGAGTTCCATTATAATTAGCATTATTTCTTCAGGGTCACTGGTATTTGCATCCAAGACCATTCTCTTAAGTTCTTCTACTCTTTCGGTAGGATGTCTTTCGAGATCAAATTCTTTTTCTTCATTAAAACCGAAGGAGTCTGTCATTACCTAATTCCTAGTTCTTTTTCGGTGATGATTTTGAATTCAATTTTTCTATCTTTACACCATTCACTTGCTGCTTCCCATTTTGCTTGGTTTACTGCATATACTGTAGATTCACGGATAAAATTCTTTGTCACTTTCTTTTTCTTTATGGGTGGACGAGTTTGTTTTCTCGGTTTCACCTCAATCACATAGGTCTTTACTTTTCCAGTCGATTCTTTTATTTTGATAAGAAAATCTGGAAAATAACGATGTACTCTATTATCTAGGGGAGATCGATAAGGTATCCAAAATTCTTCACTACCCCACTCTATAATATTTTCATTTATATCACAGTAATTACAAAATTTTTCTTCCCAAGAACTACGGCAGATAATATTATTAACATCACCCTTATATTTCCTTGGTTTTTTAGGTTTAAATAAACTTTTCTTGCTCTCAGCCATTATACATAATATATAAGGTAAAAATTATTTATAAATTACCCAACAATACTACTAGTACATAGAAATGTTAAAGGCTAAAATTTCTGATGTAAAAGCTAATTTACTTAATCCCGCTTTAACTTCTCATTATGAGGTGCAGATTCCGCTACCACCTTTTATGCAGGCTGAGTTGGAGAGTAAGGATCAGTATAGATTAAGATTGCAGTGTTCAGAAGCTTCGTTACCAGGATCTAATATAGCAACTACTGATATTAGTAATGACTTTACAGGAGTAACTGAGAGACATGCATATAGACGAATGTTTGATGAAAGTATGGATTTTACTTTTTATGTAGATGGAGAGAATTATTTACCAATTAAATTTTTTGAGAAGTGGATGAAAGGTGTGATGAATGAAGATGTGAATCAATCAATGAATTTGAATTATCATTATAGAGCTCGATATCCTGATGAACCTCGTAAGGGATATGCTTGTGCTCAAGGATTAGTTATTCAGAAATTTGAGAAAAGTTATTGGGAAAATGGTCATAGTGGTTTAGTTGAATATGAATTTGTAAAATCATGGCCTAAAGCAATGAATTCTATGCCACTTTCATATGACGGATCCAATCTTTTAAAATGTACGGTTTCTATGACGTATATGAGATATGTTATGAGAGGACTTGATAGGGGAACTATTTCTTCGCAAGCAGTTAGACCTCCACAGAATACGGGAGCAGGTAATAGAAATAATCCTTGGGTTGATTTTGGTGTTGATATGCTTAATGAGTTTACTGGTCTTAATATACCTAATCAAGCTGCTCAAAGACTTATAAACTATTTTCAATAGAATAATTTCAAAAACCCTTATATATAAATATACGCACTGAAATTATTATAGGATATTATGCCATTACCAAAGATTGCTACGCCAACCTATGAATTGGTTTTACCATCAACAGAAGAAACAATTCAATATAGACCTTTTTTAGTAAAAGAGGAAAAATTACTTGTAATTGCTTTAGAGAGTGAAGATAATAAGCAAATAACAACTGCTATCAAAGCAGTTTTAAAAAATTGTGTTCTTACAAAAGGAATTAAAGTAGAACAACTTCCTACATTTGATATTGAGTTTTTGTTTCTCAATATTCGTGGTAAGTCTGTTGGTGAACAATTAGAAGTTAATATTATATGTCCTGATGATGAGACTACTCAGGTAACTGTTGATATTGATTTGGATGATATTGAAGTTGAAAGAAATGATGATCATACTAAACAGATTAAATTGGATGAGAATTTAATGATGGAAATGAAGTATCCATCACTTGATCAATTTATTAAAAATAATTTTGATTTTAATGAAAGTAATCAAATGGATCAATCATTCCAGTTGATTGCTTCTTGTATTGATAAAATTTATAATGAAGAAGAAGTTTGGGCAACTGCTGATTGTACTAAGAAAGAAGTGAATGAATTTCTAGAACAGATGAATTCTGGTCAATTTAAGCAAATTGAGACTTTCTTTGAGAGTATGCCTAAACTTAAACATACTATTAAAGTAACTAATCCAAAGACAAAGGTTGAGAGTGATGTGGTATTGGAGGGATTAGCATCTTTTTTCGGTTAGGCATGGTTCATATGGACCTTGAGAATTACTTCCGTCTCAATTTTGCCTTGATGCAGTACCATAAATATTCATTAACAGAAATTGAGAATATGATGCCTTGGGAGCGAGACATTTATGTTGGACTTCTAAGATTGCACCTCGAAGAAGAGGAACTAAAACGGAACCAAGAAAAGGCTAATGCCAAGTACTAAACCCAATATGATAGATGCTTTAAGAGCAAAGCATGATCCTCACTATCAACTAGCGGGTAAAGTTGAACGTCTTGAGAAAGACATTCCTATTCAACTTGCTCAATTACATAAAACACTAAGTAAGTCCTTTGGAATGCAAAGGAAAACCTTGGTGCGTGTTCTTGGGCTTGAGAAAAGACTTGCAGAATTAGAGACAGTAGAAGAAGCAGTAGAAAAAATAGAAGAAGAAGTAAAAGACGAACCACTTAAAGAACCTGAAGTAGTAGATGATATATCTGAAGAACCTGAAGAAGAACCTGAAGAAGATGAAATACCTCCAGGTTTGGATGATGTTTTAGATGATGTTCGTGGTGAAAAAGCAACTAAGAAGAAGAAAAAAAGACCACCAATTAAGGCTAAAAAGAAAAAGATAAGTGCTAAAGATTTGGCGAAAGGATCTTCAATAGAGGGAGTAGAAAATATTAAGCAGAAGAGGAGAGAAAAGATAAAAAGTATTATTGATTCATCAGATCAACCAGCAAAAGGAGAATTATCAGAAACAGTAAGAGGTGTATCTCAATCATCAGAACAACCTTCATCTCCTTTAGATGGTGTGATTGGTGTTGTTAATTCGATTGCTGGTAGTGTTGATTCGATTAGACAAACTCTAATGGACCAGCAAAAACTTGGTCAAGAACAAGCTTCTGAACAAAGACAACAGCAACAGGATAAGAAAAGAGGAATGAAGGAGAAAGCCTTAGAGGCTGGTGGTAAGATAATGGGTGGTGCAAAAAAGGTAGGAGAGAAAATTCTTGCACCTGTTCAGAGTTTGTGGACTAAATTGATGAACTTCTTAGTAGGAGTTCTATTAGGAAGAACTGTTATGAAATTGTTTGAGTGGTTTAGTGATCCTGCAAATAAAGATAAAATCAGTTCTTTATTTAAATTCCTGCAAGATTGGTGGCCAGTATTATTAGCAACTATTATGGCATTTATTCCTGGATTATTAGGTCCTGGAGGAATGATTATAGGGACAATTGCATTATTGGCATGGGGTATTCCTAAGATTATCAATATAGTAAAATCTATTTTTTCATTTGGAAAAGATGTTGATAAAGAATTAAAGAATATTGATAAGGATGCGAGAAAGACAGGAGAAGATATAGCAAAAAATGTAGAAAATGATGCAAAGAAACTGGGTGATGATGCTCCTGAAACAGAAGATCCATCAAAATCTTCTACACCTGCAGAACTTGGAGATGTAGATAAATCTCAAAAAGATTTACAGAATACTGAACAACCTCAAGGAATGAAAGAGGGTGGTCCTGTAGAATCTAAAGATGGTGGAAAGGTAGAAGGTGAGAAAGGAGTAGATAAAGTTCCTGCAATGCTCACAGAAGGTGAGTTTGTTTTAAGTAAGGGTGCAGTACAGGCATATGGTGTAGATACTCTTGCTGCAATGAATGCTGCTGCTGGTGGTACAAATAAACCAACAGTAAAGGATGGAAAACTTGCTTATTCGGGTGGTGGTCCTGTTGGTACGGGAGATGAAAGAGAGGATATAAAAATATTAGCGAATATGCAACAGACGCAGATGAAGCAATTTTTTGGAATTACTAATACTAAAGCAGGTCTGATAGGTGATTTTGAGAGTGGATTTAAGGAGCAAACTCAAGAGGAACTTAATGAAGAAAATAACGCAAAATTACCTTTAGGATTGACGATGACCCCAGATGGTCAGAATATTGATCTTGGTAAATTTGCAGGTGATAAAGCAAGAATGATAGGAGAGATGGCTAGCGATCCTAAGTTTGCAGATGCATTGAAAGAGAGAGGAAAGGAGTTTGGGTTTAGTGATATGACGGGAGCACAATTCAAAGAGATATCAAATAAGCAAGGTGATGCGTTGCAGATGGAGATAAATCAATTTATTCCAGGCACAGATGCCTATGAAATGGCTGAGATATCTTCTCAAATTGATACTAGTAACCCTAACAAGAAAAGTTCCTTTGGCAATACTGTTCAAAATGTTCAAAACTTCGCTACTGGTGGTTTAGTTAAGAACTTTGCTGGTGGTGGTTTTATTCAAAATTTTGCTGACGGTGGTTTAGTTACTAATAGTACTAATAGTACTAATACTAGTAATAGTCTTTTAGTTCAAAATTTTGCTGGTGGTGGTTCAGTTCAAGAATTGCAAGGTGGGGGTCTTGTAGAACATATAAAGAAATTGAAGATCGAGAGGAAGAATCTTAATAGTAAGAGAGGATCTGATGGTAAATTAAGAGGGGATGATAGGAAGAAATGGAAGCAACTCTCAGCAGAAATAAATTCAACCCAGAAGCAAATAATAGCAAGTAAGAAAGATACTGTTCCAGCAATGCTTACTCCTGGTGAGTTTGTAATGAATAAAGCATCTACGGAAAAGATTGGTGTTCAGAATCTTATGAAGATGAATGCTAATGTGGGTAAAGGTGTATTGGGTGGTGCATTGGGTGGTGTATTGGGTGGTGCTAAAAAATTAGCAATGAAAAATCCATTAGCACAAATGGCAAAGGGTATAGGTAATTTATTTGGTGGTGCAAAGGATAAGTTGGGTGAGATGATGGGTGGAGGTGATGAAGATAAAATAATTGGTATTGCATCTGCGGATATTCCGAAAGGAAGTCCTTTAATGAAGTCTGCTAAACCTCCAGCAGGGGATGCTATTAAACCACCTACAAAATCTTCAGGTTCAGGTGGTGGAGTTCAGGTTGATAATTCATTAACTCAGGGATTAAATAGCGGTACTCAAGGTAGTACTGGTACTGGAGGTGGTCAAAGTATTCCATCATTTGAAGCTGATGTTCATATATCACATAATAAACTTGCTGTGCTAGGGGTGAGGATATAATATGGCTTGGGCAGCATTAGGAAAAGCAGCAATGGGTGCTGTTAAGGCAGGGGCAAAGAAGGTTGCCACTGATAAATTATTGAATAGAAAGAAAAAGACTGCTTCTAGAAGAGCAAGTGCTCAAAAAATTATGGGTCAAGATTCTGGTGCTGGTGAAGAGAAAGGAGGATCAATTGTTAAGGCACAGATATCACCATTACCTCTTGCTAGGTCTACAGAGGCTATTGGGAAAACTCCTGCTGCAGGTGGTGGAGAAGGAGGTGGATCGGGTGAAATAGAAGGAACTTTAATGAGGATTAAAACCACTGTTATATCGGTTGATACTCTTCTTAAAGGTTCTTATACTTTACAGCAAAAACAATTAGAACAACAAAGAGCAGCAGCAGAGAAAGCAGAAGATGCTGCTGCAGAGGGGGATTTAGAGAAGAAGAAAAAGAAAGGACCAAATATAGGTAAATTAGTACCTAAACAAGTTAAAAGTTTGTGGACAAAATTATTAGATTTCTTTACAGGTATAATATTGGGATGGGTTGTATTAAGATTGGATGATTTATTACCTGCATTACAGAAAGCTATTCCTAAAATCGCTGCTTTTGGAGAGTTTCTTGCTAATACTGCAGTATGGATAGTTAATGTACTGGGAACCTTTGTGGATGGTTCATATAAATTTGTTAACTTTATGCAGGGTATGGTTAAGAATGCTTTTGGTGAAGAAGGTGCGAAGAAATTTGGCATCTTTATGAACAATTTGAAGAATTTGGTTGCAGGATTTTTAGTATGGAAGATTATAGGACAAAAGATATTTGAAACTGTTCTTAGAAATATAAAGGTTGTTTGGGCTGTTGCTAAATCTGTTATTCAGTTTGCTGCCAAAACTATCAATTCGATGAGTGGTGGGGCTATTGGAAATTTTGCAAAAAAGGGTATTTCAGCGATAGGAAGTAAAATTGCAAAAAGTGGTGGAGGAAAACTTGGTAGTAGTATTTTAAAACATGGTGCGGGTAGAGCACTTAAAAGAACATCAATAAAGTTTTTAGGTAAAGGTGCTACTGCAAAATTGAGCCTTATTAGTAAGCCATTGAGTAAGATTCCTATTATTGGTCCTATCATTACTGCTGTCATTTCTTTAATGTCAGGAGAACCTTTAAGTCAAGCATTATTTAAAGCATTTGGTGCAGCATTGGGTGGTTTTCTTGGTGTTACTGCTGGTACTGCTCTAACTGCTGCAGCAACAGGTGTAACAGGACCACTTGGAATTATCTTAGGGAAGGTATTATTACCAGGTATGACAATCTTTGGGGAACTGGTGGGTGTTTTCCTTGGTGATATGATGTATCAGTTGATTTTGGGTGGTGGATTATCTTCTGTTGCTGT